GTATTTGTTGCTGGATTGTAAGAATAAGAAGATAGTGTTCCTGTCCAAGATGTTACTCCAAACCCATCATCATAGGTAAAGTATAAATAACTTCCTATAGTAATATACGAGCTGTAATCCCCCGTTAAACTTATTGTTGTGATATCTCTTGTACCACCAAAAATAGCCGTTGTATTTATTGTCGCTGAATTAGAAGTAAATGATTCTCCATACCTTACCTTCTCACCTGAATTTAGATACATTGCAACTTCCCCAGCATATGTAGCATCTTCATTATAAAAGTATTCCTTTTGCTCTAATAAGAATCTTCCATTGTCGTAGTTATATCCCGAATCGTAAAACGAATATCCATCATGCGCGTAATGAGTAGCTGAATCTAATAATGTGTATGTGGTTCCTGTTAACTTATATCTCTTTATCGTTACGTTGCACCATTGTGTAGTTGCTAAATCCGTAAATGAAGTTGATAAAGCAACTGGAGATTGTGTCGAAACATGAGATAAATACTCCCTAACGTATGGAGAAATATCGTACTCAGTGTTGATATTAGCAGAACTTGGAATAAGTTTAGATAGTGTGTATTGTGGTAAAGCAGGGATAGATCCTGTGCCGTTCCAAATAAATACCTCTATCTTACTTCCTATTTGTCCTGATGCATTTACAGCTATAATATAAGGACTTCTTACAAAAATGTTTGCCATTTATTTAGGTTGTTTAATCGTATACTTAAATAACTCTTCTGCATCCAATCCGTATTTAACGATTAATTCTTGTGGCAATTTCTCGAAGTATTTTTGAAATGGTTTTGTAAAAAATAATGATGGTTTAGTACCTTTTGAATAGATTGATCTAGTGATTAAGAAGGCTGTAGAATCATATGACATAAACTTGCCACTCTTCTTATCTCTAAACTGAAATCTCCTAGCCTTTACCCATCGTTGTATTCCTAATGTCAATCCTCCTTTCTTACCTTTACCACTGCCAAACTTAAACGGAGAATTAGGAGCTTTAGCACTTGAATTCTTACCTTTTACACCCTTATCTAAATACTGCCCATGTTCATCCATCTCAAAGTTAAGATAGAAAGAATTAGGCATTGCTTTTGCTTCACCTTTAATGGAGTTGTATAGCTTACTAGTTACATTTCTATCCTGTTCTTTTAGGTTAAGTTTAGATTTAGCTATTACATATCTCTTAAACTTATCTAACTCTTCCTGTACGTTTAACATATAGTCATGTCATTAGCCATTGTAATATCGAAGGTCATTGTACACCCAGCCACATCGTCCGTAAATCTTTCAGTAAATAATTCAAATGAGGCACTATCAGATTCGATGGAGTATTCATGGCTATGCTGTCCCCTTCTAAATTCTTCAAACAATCTTTGGCAAGTCAAAATACTTTGGTGGTGTACATCGTCTTCATTATTATTTCCGTAGTATAGCTCGTCTAAATTATCCTTCGTATAATCAATCAAGTCCATTATAATAACCGACACACTAAACCTAATCGTATTGGATTCGAACTCCCCAGTATCTATCATAACGTGTGCTAACGGATACATATCCTTTTTTGCATTTGTTATCTTATCTAAACTGCCTTTAGTAACTTGGTTAATTAGCGCATCACTAATTAATGTTCCGTACAGCCTCGATGTCAATTCATAATATCCTTTCATGTGCTCTTTTTATTTGTCTAGTTTCTATTTCTGACTTCTGCTTTTCAAATGTCAACATCGTTAAGCACTCAAAAAGTCCTGTTTCTGTAACTCGTTCAAACTTTGTAATGTCTCCTTTAGCGAGTTGATATATTGATTGATACCATCCCCATTGCTTTCCAAATTGAGTTGTTTCGCTAAAATCGTTTTGCTCTTCTTGGTCATCTTGTTCTCCAAATAAGACAGGGTAGCTGTCAATAGCTCGTTTCCTAAACTCCAAAAAAAAACCGATGCAGGAAGCACAACATCAAGCGGTGCGTATTTCATCAAGTCAGAATAGTTCGCTGTTCCGCTGTATTTATCTATGGTGTACTTATCCCCTTTCTGACTTGTGATAGGTCGGTACATTACAGCCATTGCCTTATGGAATGATTGCACATCGATTATGTTAGACTCTAAATCTACATACTCACCAAACGAAATATCTTCAAGCTCATTAATGAATCCAAACTTTACACCTTGAATCTCGAATGTCTTTTTTAGTTCTAGTTTCTTATCGAATAATCCTTTGAAATGACTAACTAAATCAATAACATCTGACAGCTTAATATCTACAACTCTCTTCAATTCTATACCGCAAAAGATCTCAATCATTTTCTGAGATATAAACAAGTCTGAGTTGTCCTTATTCGATGCAACTACCATATATTTTTGGTAGTGCATCAAAGGGATCTCATTTAACGATGTTGGTATTACTAATTCTAACTTCATTTAATATTCTTTCTTATAGCTTTCCAATACTCTAAAGATCCTTGAAACTTCATAATCTCGTTGTCGATTGCTTCGTACATCTCTAATTTCCATCCATCTCCATGTTCAGCTTTAAACTTCTCAATTAAGTCTAAGGTTACATCCTTAATAATTTGTTTCTTGTTCGGCACTTGAAACGTTACTTCTTTAACTTCTGTTTTCATATTTTGTATTTAGTAAATTGAATATTTCCCTTTGTTTGGGTTAGCTAACTGGTAACTAATCGCATATCTCATCGCATCTAAACAGTGATTCCATTTATCTATTGGTGTCTCACTCTTCTTTTCTAACCAGCAATAATTGTTTAATTCCTTTATCAAATTTACGGAATTTTCTTCAATAATTAAGTCATAATCTTGAATTAAACTTATCCCATATTTAACTGAATCTGCTCCTTTAATTGTCGCTACAATATTTAAACCTCTTGCTTTTAGTTCTGCTATCAATCTAGGCTCTGAATTATCACCTACGATTAAATCTCTACCTGCAAATTGTTGGTTTAGTTGTGCAAGTTCCGACGTTGTTAAACCTTGCTTATGTATGTGCTCTTTAATGTATATTCGTTTGTTAGTTCTATCTATTGACGTTTCAATTAACGTACTTGGATCGTTACTAAATCCATAATCTTGACCGAATACACTACCATTATCTTTATTGAATTCTCCTATCCTCCAATTAGTAAATATAACTCCTTCTGCTTTCTCTAACCATCCACCTAATATTGTGTGTTTATACTTGTCAGGTCTTCTCTCTTTTATCGTTTGTATTTGATTTAAGAAACTTTCAGATAAGTTGTTATAATTATCTATGTATGTCGTATGTATGTATGTAGTATCACCTTTAATTGTATTGCTACCTGCTTCAATACCTTTTGACTCAAAGAACTTTTGATAAATGAAATGTTCTTTAGTTGCTGGATTAAGGATAAGTATTACCCTATTCTGTTTGTCTTTAGATCGAATCGAATAGTCAATCTTATCAAATGTATCTTCATCTGTTAACTCCTCCGCTTCATCTAGTATCCATGTCGTAACTCCAGCCAAAGATTTAAGGTTTGCAGTCTGAGTTCCTGAGCTTGTTTTGATACCTTTAAATAAGATCTTACTTCCTGTTCTTAAGTTTATGATTTCATCCTTTGTTATATGAAAATCTGAATGCTTATCTAGTATATCAATCTTATCAATAAACTCAGGAATAATAGAAACGTGAGCAGAAGTAAGTGTATATCTCGTAAATAGAATGGTATGCCCACTTTCATAAGTAAGTAATAGAAGTAGCAAATTAATGCTGTAAGACTTCCCACTACCACGACCGCCAGTAATAATAAAGTATCTGCTATCACTTCCAAACGTTTTATATTTAGGATTCAGCGTTACCAAAGTTAATTAAATCTTTTAGTGTTGTTGTATTGATTGTAACATCTGACTCTACTCTTTCCTTAGGTTTACCACAACCATACTCGATTATAATTTTAGCAGCAGCTATTCTATCGGAAGGTCTTTTTGTTTCATCGATTGTTATTTCTGCTATTACTCTGAAAGCATCTTCAACGTGTGGTGCTGCTAGGTTAAATCCTTTTATCTCATCGGATAGACTTTTACGACCAGCTTTACCAGCAGTAGAATGTCCCCCATTATTCTTTCTCTTATCCATAATTAATACAATTTAATTAATTAATTCAAGCAAACTACAAAAAAGAAGCTACCTGAATGTATTACTTGTATTATATCGTTGTTAATATGCGTCATAAATTCGTTTCAAATCTTGGTATTGATCTCTTAAACATGAAGCACAAGAAGTATATTCTAATCTACCTGTTTGGAACACTCTGTTATGTGTTCTTTGCATCAACATAGAATCTACTAGAGATGTCTCTGCTTTCTTTAATCCCTCTTCACTAAGCCAAAGGTATTCATCTTCATTAAGGCAAAGTGGTTTCTTTCTATAAGACCAAAGCTCGTTAAGTTTTGCTTTACGTTCATCGCATTTGCAGTCTTCACCTAATATAAACTTTGCTACCTTATCTATTCCTGTTGCCTGGAGCACATTCTCTATTGTATCTCCCAGTCCTGTTGCTTTTCTTTTAGCCATTCGTAATCTTCGTTTAAGTAATCTTCATAGTCCTCATTAAGTAAACTAATTAAGTGCTTTTTTGTTCTATTGGTGGTATAGAATATACAAGAAAGGCTTATTCCAGTCTCTTTTGATAGTTGACGCATTGACTTCTCACTTGTTACGTATAGTTCGAATAGCATTTTATCAAACCAATCGACATTATTAAGTTCGTCTCTAACGCGTTTATTTAGTTCTTCGTATGCAATTATACTTTCAGTCTCGCAAACGGCTTCAGAAACGGTCTTATCTAGTTCAAACGTGATTGGCTCTTTCTTTAGGAAGTCAAAGTAAATATTGCGCAAAGTAATCCATACGAATGATGATGTTATCTTTTGGTCTGGCTTGATGTACTTATCTAATCGAAGGTACATCTCTTGCACGATATCTTCTGCCTCCGTTTTAGCACCAAAGGACCGAGCGATATTCACCCAGTCCTTATGTTTTTGTGCTATTATTTCTATTTGCTTAATCATGCTTTGTTATCTTCCACGATTGAATCGTATTGAAAAACACTCCAGCTTCTCGTTTTGATTCTTGAGCTTTCAGATTGTAATCTACTTCGACAACATCTCCAACTCGATTGTATTTAAGAACGTTATCCACTTTTGCTTCTCCAAATACCTCGAAGTTACATGACTGAGCATAGTCTACATCATTTTCCATAACGTGAACGTACAGCTTTTTGTAGTTTCCTACTTCGATTACCTCTCCAATGTGTGTAATCACTCCAATAAATTTTGACATCTGCTTACTTATTTAAATTAATTGTTTAAAGATAAGTATTATTTATTTAACTGCGACTTAATTTCTTTTAATTTTTCAATATAAAGTGTTGCGTCAAAAAGTTCTTCTTGTAAGTGTTGTAGAAAGTCATCGGTGTTATTGTCTTCTAGTGTTGTTCCGTACTTTGCTATCCCCACTTCTGACCTTGTTTTGTATGCTTCAATAACCTTTGCAACGATAGCATCTTTTGGTGTGAAGTAGTCTTTACTAAGTTGATATAAATCGTCTCGCATTACAGCATTCTCATGTTTTAAATTACGTATCTGCTCAAACAATTGACTTGTTAATAGCCGTTCCATTGTCAATTCGTACTTTAATTCTTCTTTCTTTGTCATATCTTTTTAATATTTATATTAATTATTCCTTTCTCTAATTCTGCTATCCTTTCAAATGCTTTCTTTGAAAGGTCGATACTTACTTTTCTGAATGATCCTTTGTCATTTATCTTTACAATTACCGATTTATTATTTTCTATATTCGTAATCTTTAATCTAGTTCCTATTGGATAAACATTTGAAGCAGCTGTTAATTTGTTTTCATTATAAATTTCACCGCTGTAAGTTGTTTTACCATGAAATGAAGAATGATAATAGCTAGCCTTAAAACTTGTCAAACAAAAATAACACATTGATATAATTATTATTTTCATAGTAGTTTAATTTTATCAATTACCTTTCTCATATTTCGACAAATATAAACATAATTATCTGATTGTTTTATTGTCATTACCTCCGTTAGTGATTCAACATTACCCTCTAAAAACTTAATAAACTCTTCAATTTGTGGTTTATTTGCTTCAACAAATACATTGTCTTCAGGAAGTTCCTCTAGCTTTTCCATAGTCAACTGCATTAAACATAATACTTGACTTACATTTTTTATTATATTACTCATATTATTTCTTTTAATTTATTTTGGTATGCTTGGTGTGCTTCTAATTCAGTTTTAAATCTACCTAAAAAAATAGCCTTTCTATTTATTTCTATTCTACTCACCCATTTATCACTTGCTTTATCCCAGTTTACCCCTTTATATTGACTAGAATAAATGCTTTGATTTTTTTTACAATTAAATCTTTGAGTTACAACCTGTAGATTTTCAGCTCTATTATCTTTAGGATTATTATTTATATGATCAATTACTATTTTGTGCCCACAAGATAGATGGTTTAAAAAAACTTCTGCTACTAATGAATGCAATGTTCTAGTATTAACTTTTTTATCTTTATATAATCGTACTATATCATATTTAAATGTTGAACATGATGTGCTTAATATTTTTTCGTTAACATCATAATAAACTCTTCCACTCCATTTTTTTCTTAATAATGATTTAACGCGCCCTAAATTGCTTACTTGATAAATACCTTCATAGTTAGGTATGTCTTTCCATATTTCCATAAAATAAAAAACCCTAGCTTCATGGGTAGTGCTACCAATCGGCTAAGGCTTTAAAAAAAGTTCTTATTCATCGGCACTACTCGATATGCAAATATAACTATTATTTTGTTATTCTACGATAATTTTCTTCAAAAGATTTTTTACTTAAAACAATGTCAAGCCCGCGTTCAGGTTTCACTCTTACAAAACGATCACTAAGTAGAACCAATGTTACTACCTTTTTGTCGCGCTTATCGTAGTATATTTTTGATTCTTGCATCATAATCATTTAAAAACGTTCTTGCATTCGTAACCTTCTCCTGCATTTGCTCAATCATTTTTGGATCGTATTCCAAATCAAACGAAAAGAATCGTTGCTCAATTGGAAGGTGAGAGTAAAATATATCCTCACCGTAATTCGCCTCGGCAGGTGTATCTAACATTACATACACTAACTTCGCTTTCTTCAATCCTAATAGATGCATGTACACTTGTAGTTGTGCTTCATAGTCTTTGTTAATTGGACTCGTTACAGCGTCTAAAAACGTAGTGTAGTCCCAACTGCATTTAGTGTCGATTACTAACTCGTCTGTGTAAACATCTGGTGTACCTTGAAAGTGTTCATCGTTAAAGTGTACTAAGTTCTTTTCTAGTATTCCTAATCCTAAACGTTCAGCTGTAATATCAATCGCATCTGACTCACACATATTTCCCTTATCGAAATACTTGGATCTAATTTCTTCACGTACTCCAGACTTTTGTTCTGCATACCACTTTTTTAAGTGGGTTGTCATTGTAGCACCTAACTTTAATTCGTCTTTACCATTCGTTAAAAGCAATCCAGCTGCGGATGCTCTATGTCTGTATATCTTATTTTCCATTTTTATTTTGTTTTTTAATATAATCCACTATATCAATTACATTTAAATCTTTTATATCAATGTTTAACTCGTCACCCATTTGTCTTATTCCTCTCAATGAATGTAACATTAATTTTGCAACTAATGATTGCCCACTATGAGTTAATTGAGAATCGATAAACATTTCTTCGTCTTTTATGATATCAATATTACTTCGCATCACTCAATAATTTTTGTACCTCAACTGATACGTTATACTTTGTTTTTACTTGTTCAATTGTATAGTTACCACCTTGTAATGCTTTCTTAACTGCATCGAAATTTGGTGTGTTAGGTTGTAATTCAGGAAGTACTTTAAATCCTTTTACTCTGATGCCCCCAACTACCTTACCCATCATTCTAATTGTCTCATCAAATTGTAACTCTACTTTAGTACCAATCCAGTTACCTATGTTCCGTGAATCCAAAAGTGATAATCCTTTCTCTAGTACCAAGTTGTTAGCTATCATTTTACGATTAGAACTATTACAAACCATGTCCATAACATCTTCTTCAAACTCCAGAAAGTAACCATCCGTTCTATTCCCTGATACATCTACACCCTTAGAGTAGTATGCATCTTTTATTGTAAGTACGCACTTACCTTTCTCTGCTGTAATTATTGCCACATCTACACCAGCAAGGTGCGAATGTTTACGATATTTCATCGCGTCTATATTATGCTCTTTCATGACTCTTTGTTTTTAAGTATTATTTCTATTAAATCTGGTTCACTAAATTCCCACATTAAGTACTGCAATAAATCCATTGCTAGTGATACCTGTTGTGGCTTGGTGTTAACTTCTTCCCCTAATATGTACCCAAGTCTTTTGATTACTTTTAGGTTAATTTCATGCTTATCAGTCAAGTTCGCTACTATCTTCATCTTCTTTTAATTTTTGTATTTGTAATTTAATTATGTCAATCATATCTAATTGACCTTCGATTTTTTCAGTTGATCCGTACTCATTAGATTTTCTAATTAATGCGCTTTGAAACCCTTTAAGGTATGCTTCAAGTAATTCTAGTTTATCGTTCATCTTCATTTATTTTAAGTTCTAAATCTTCTATTATGGCTTCAGATAATAAATCCATGATATCTTCTCCTTGGTGCATTACTCTTGTTATACATTCAAAACCACCCTCTGCTGGATGATCAAATGTTTGGGGAGCGTAGTGATCCCAGTCGTACTCGCAATCTAAAGTGATTCCGTAGTAGTCTACTTTTTTTGTTGATGTTGGCATAATTCAAATATTTAATTGTTTATATATGCAAATATAAGGTTTATTATTATAACTACGTTACATTTTTATAATATATTTTCAATTAATTTCATTATTGAATCGTAACTTTCTATTTCTGAATCAATTATATTACCATAAGTTATACCTTTATTTTTTTGTAAACAGATTGCAGATGTATTTTGTTGGTTTAATTCGTCAATTCTAAACTTTTGTAATGGCTTCAAAGTATCCTTTATTTCCTTTGATTCAATAAATATTGATACTCCATTTTTAATACATATTAAATCGGTTATTCCGTTCTTATTTGTTTTGATTAGATTGATGACATACCATCCATTTTTCTCAAATGTGATTTTAATTTTAGTTTGGAATGCGCTCATACTATTTCTTTTAATTTATTTTGATATGCTTCGCTTGCTTCTAATTCAGTTTTATGCATCCCTAAATATTTTGATTTTCCATCTATTTGTATTCTAGCAATCCATCTATTTTTATTTTTGCTAAAAGAAACCCCTTTGTATTGACTAGAGTAATTTACTTGTGTTTTTCTTGAATTATATCTAATGGTTACAATTTGTAAATTTTCTAATCTATTGTCTGTTTTAATATCGTTTATATGGTCAACTACTAATTTATTGCCACAAGGAGTATGACCAAGAAAT